AAGGTATCTGAATATCAATACTTTTGACCCCAGATTCCAGCAGAGATTTAACCCGCCACCATATTGACATCAATACATGAGCGATAGCGATGTGGACTTGGCAGAACTCAGCGAGAAGGCAGAACTTCTGGCAGATGCAACAGGTCGTGATAAGGCAGATGTGATGGCTGACCTTCTGGACGATGGAATCCTCAATGAATCAAACAAGGAAACCAAAGGGATTCTGGACAAGGCGAATGAACAGGCTGAGAAGGCCAAAGCACTTCTTATGACCGTTCTGCCTGTGGTTGCGATTCTTCTGGGTGGAGGCGGTGCTGAGATGCTTGGAATCACAGACTTCACAGGTCTGGGAGATGATGATGAGCCAGATGATGATTACTACTATGACCCAACATGGGACATCATCTATGGTTGCACAGATTACAACGCTCAGAATTATGAGCCATACGCCACAGATGATGATGGCTCATGCTACTATCCTGTCTATGGTTGCACCAATGATGCCGCACCAAATTACAATCCAGAAGCGACTGAGGACGATGGTTCATGCGAACCTCTGGTTGAAGGTTGCACAGACCCAGAGGCTGAGAACTATGATGATGAAGCCAACGAGGACGATGGCTCGTGCGAGTATTATGAAGAACCAGACCCAGCGGATTGTCTGGTGGGTATTGAGAACCACTATCGTGGTCATATTGCTGAGGATTCAGAACAAGACGCAGTTCTGATAGCGTTTAAGGTCGCACCAGACGGCTGTGAGGGCTTTGAATTGGACATTGGTATAGAATTGTATCAGAACGGTTATGCGGCCAATTACACGCATTGGCAGGTGGTTTCTGGGGATTCTGACCATGACATCTCCCACGCCTTTGATGGATTGACATCTGGGACTTGGATTCCCAAAATTATTGCTGGACTTGATGGAGTTCAGAAGGAGAATGTGAACTTCTGGGCGATTGATATTGAAGAACCAGAGTGTGAGGGAACTGCGAGTTTCTATCAGACCCAGACCAAGTGGCTTATTGAGTCCAATAACAACACGACATCTGCATCTGCTGAAATCAAATGGGACGCTGATTGGTCTTGTGATGAAGAACAATACATGGAGGTTGACATTTACATCGTTGATGAGAATGGAACTGTTGCTTGGTCAAAGGTTGCCGCATTCAATACAACAGGCAATTCACTTGATTGGAAAACTGTCGTCTGGGACGAGAATGTCAGCATGACCATGAATTACACTCTAACGCTGTCTATATGGACACAAAACGATTCTGGGGGCTGGGATAACCCAGAAGTCAAAGTAATCAATCTGGGCATACCAGAGGAATCAATTTGACCAATTCTGTGATAAACCCCCATGTCCACCAGCGTGGTTATGGAAGCAGAAACCCTTGTTGCGATTATCGTGGCCGTTGGTATTCCAACCGCACTTTGGCTTAGAGAGCGATACAAGCGAATTATGGCTGACGGCAAAATTACTTTTGATGAAGTGATTGATGAAGTCAAAGCCCTCGCTGGTAAGGCAGAAGAAGTCAAAGAAGATGTTGAAGAAATCCTTGAAGAAGAGTGAATACAGATGGCTAAGAGGAATAATGCAAAGTCGTTTAACGACAGAATGATGATGCTCGTTGGAGTGCCTGTTGTTCTGTGTTGGGTTGCATTTGCTTGTATCGTTATCTGGTCTGGACTTCAAGACGATAAAGTTCTGAACAACATTGACGGATATACAACACTCATCGCTATTATTGGCGGACCCGCACTTCTGATATTGACATCAATTCTGGAACTGTGGAAAAGCGAACAGAACCAAGAGATTACATCAATGCCAGAGCATTGGACAGCCAGACAAAAAGAGGCTGAGGTTGAAGCAGAACATCTCAGAACTCTGGCGAAGGAACAAGCAGTTCACATTCAGAAACTTGAGGCTGAGAAGCAGAAAGTGGAACTTGGCCTTATTGAAGCCAATACAGATTCAGAAGAGTGATTCAGATGTCTGACGAGCGTGATGAGATTCATTTCAAATGGACTCAAGCGATTCATCGGGACTTAGCCAATCTCAGAGATAATCATCTGGCTCACATCGGTGAGGATTTGACCAATCTCAAACGAGATGTCAACGAACTCAGACGAGATGTTGATGATTTGAAAGGAATAAAAGACGAAGCCCTGTCCATTCTCCGCAGATATTCTGGACGAATAGTTCTGGGCATACTCATCGGCATAGGCGCAACCACAGGCGCACCTTTGGCGATGGAGATGGTCTGATTGGCAACCTTTGTTGACACCAGCAAAGACAAGCGCAGACCAGATTGTAATGTTGAAGAAGTCGGATATGCTTGTATCAAAGACCCTCGCCTCAGAATATCTCTGTATTGCTGGACTTGTATTCTTGAACAAGCCAAACATTGGGGGAGGCCATACTAATGCCACTCACATTATGCGAATGCTTGGCCTGTGGGCGAACCAAATGGACTCGCTCTCCCAGACCCAAGTGCAACGCTGTTGACTGTCCCAGACGCTATGGGAACATGAAGGCTGTTCACCCTCAGCCAGAGCCTCCAGAATGGGGCTGATTTCCTCCCAAAGCAATTAAACCACAGATGGCCGTCAGTCCGTTATGGCAGAGCGTAAGCGCACCTTCGCTGACCGTCTGTTTGGACGCAACAAGCCAGCAGATGCAAACGATGTGCAACGCTTAACCAAACTCATCAATGACCAGCACAGACCAGACTTGGATTGGGACGGCAAGGCTCTGGCATCAATGTCCAAAATTGGTCAAGCCACTTCTGCGTCCAGAGGCAAAACAGGTTCTGGAGGAACAAGCACCCAAGTGTCATACAATATGCTCAGAGATATTTCACTCAAGTCTGAGGTCGTGAATGCAATTCTCAGACGCTGTGTTGATGATATTCTGGGCAACGGATATTCATTCGTGCTGGCAGATGGCAAAGAGTCTGGAGATACGGGTCAATTAGAAAAACTCAAGTCATTTTTCAACAGTCCAAACCCAGATGATACAGGCAACGAGTGGTTGGAATCACTCATCTATGACCTGTGTTTGTTTGGAGATGCGTATCTGGAACTTGATGGGTCTGAGGACTCAACAACAGATGGAGGCTCATCGTGGGTATTCGGTGGAGAACTCGTGAGTGTCTGGCCTATCCCATCAGAGCAAATGACTCTGCTCGCTGGTAATCGCAGACCAAAGCCACCAAAAATGGCGTATATGCAAAAACTCAACGGTGAAACCAGAAAGTTCACGGCTGACAAAGTGATTCACATATCCAAGTTCAAGCATGGTCGTGCATACGGGACATCTCCTTTGATTCCTTTATTGAATGTAATAGCAGGGCATCTGAATCTGTCCAATTATCTGAATGAACTTTACACAGGAACTCTGCCCAAGACCATTCTGAATGTGGGCGACATCAGCAACGCTGAGATGAAAGCGATGCTGGCACTTCTGGAACAGCAATTGACAGGTGGTAAATCACCATTCGGTCTGGTCGCTGTGAACGGTGGAACAGGATTCAATATGCACAGGATTCTGGATTCAACCAGAGAAGGCGCACAGTTAGATTTGCTGTATTACTATCGTGAGGAAATCTGTGCTGTGTTTGGTATTCCACCGATGAAACTTGGCTGGGTTCAGACAGGTAAAATGTCCAATCCAGAACAACAGTTAGAGGCTTGGTATGATGTCATTGAGTCATATCACAAGCGTGTTGAGGCGGTGATGAACAATCGCCTTCTGCCACTCTTTGACATTACAGATTGGAGATTCAAGTTCACCACTATTCGTCCCAGCAGGGACAAGGAGATTGCTGAAACCAGAGCAAAGGAATCAACAGCAATCAGCAACCTTCGCCAAGAAGGAGTTATCTCAATCAACGAAGCGAGGAATATGCTTGGTCTTGAGCGTCTGGAGATTACAGAGGCTGACGACCCGATGTTCCTATCACCTAAACTCAGCATCAACAAAGGTAAGGTGGAGGCTGGGGGTGGAGAACCAAATACTGAATTGTCATTCCCATCACTTTCAGAATTGTTCCCGCCCCCAGAAGCCCCAACCAATGAGGGCAAAGGTGCTGGCGACCACCCAGATTGGATTGAGGAATTGGAGATTCCAGAACTATCAGCAGATATTCGTGCCAATATGGGACAGGCTCGTCTGAAAAATGCTGACGAGTTTGAAGCAATCATGGCTCAGAATCGTGAAGTTCTGAAAGCAACATTCGCTGAGGGACAGGAACAGTTTGCATCAGATATAATCTCTGAACTCAATGATATGTTTGCTGATGGAGATGAGGCTGTGGAGATTCCAGATGTTGACCTTGACATCAAGGGATATAGACGAAAGGCAACAATCACACTTGATGATATTGAAATCGCCATAGGTGCTGTTGATGCAAATGTCGCTCTGGCTGTTGAGGCTCAAGCCGCCAGCGCAGAACTGATTCTGGCTGGTGCTTATGGAGAATCTCTGGCGGCTACGCTCGCACCAACAGGAATTGCCGCTACTCTGGGCGCAGATGATGTGGCCGCACTCGCATTCTGGAGAAGTCGCTGGCAATTACCAGCACTCAGAAGAACTCTGGGCGCACATAGAACCAATATCATCGGTGTCTTTGAGGACATGATTAACAGAGGCGAATCATGGCGTTGGGCAAAGGGCGAGATGCGCTCTTTGATTGACCCATCTGGTTCTCGTTATCCAGCATACTACTATGAGAGGATTGCCAGAACTGAAACTGCACGAGTCGTTGAGAACTCTCACATCTCTGGTATGCGAAAGGCTGGATTCACTCATGTTGAGAGGTTGGTCGTTATTGACGACACGACTGACAGGGACTTATGCGCCCCGTATGAAAATGCGGTTTATCCAATCGCAGAATCCAAGTCGGTTGTTCCAGCACACCCGAACTGCCGATGCACATTTGTTGCGTATGAAGGAACTCCAGATGCTGACGAAGTTCTTCCTCCAGAAGATATTTTCACTCCTGTTATTGAGTTCAATATCAAAGCAGAACAAGGTTCAGTTTCAAACGGAGATTTTGTTTCATGGTCAACAGACAAAGGTGGCTATGTTGGCAAAGTGGAATCTGTCAGAACCAGCGGTTCAATTTCAGTCGCTACATCAGAAGGTGGTTCTGAAACCATAGAAGCATCTGATGATAATCAAGTCGCCATCGTGCGTGTATATGTGGACAACGAGGACGGTTCATACTCTCGCTCTGACAGGACAGTTCCTGTCCGTGTTGCTATGCTCAGAAAGCGAAGCGAGCCAGAAACCAAAGCCGTCAGCGAATCTGTGAGAAGCACTCTGGCAGAGAAGGCTAAGGAACATAACGAGAAGGTCAAGAATGCCAAGACCAAAAAGACAACCACCAGAACTCTTGTAGCCGTTTTTGAGAGGGGCGTGGGGGCATACCAAACGAACCCCCAGAGCGTTAGACCAACAGTCAATTCTGCTGAACAATGGGCATACGCCAGAGTGAACTCATTCCTGTATGCTCTGAGGAACGGCAGATTCAGAGGCGGCAAACACGACACCGACCTGTTGCCAAAAGGACACCCACAGTCAACCAAATCTGTGAACAAAAGAAAACTGACCAGAAAGGACTTGACTCCACCAGCAGGTGTCAGAAAAGCCTGTCAGACAGGAATCAAACTCTTTGAAGAAGGATATGGTGGCTCTGGACTTGAGGCGGCAACAATCCGTGAAGCCAGAAGCATCGCCAGAGGAACTCCAATAACTGAGGCCAAAGCCAGAAAAATGATTCGCTGGTGGGGTCGCAACGAGCGATTCCTTGACGAGCCAAAGGACAGCCCAGCATGGACAGCCGCCATGCTCTGGGGAGGTCGTGCTGGATTATCATGGTCAAACAAACTGAGCAGAGCAATTGAGGCGGAGGAATAGTCTTGGACGCTGATGCCAAGAATACTCTGACTCTGATGAAAGCCAGAGGCGCATTCGCATTCCATAATGGAACAATGCAAAAGACGGTTGCGCCAAAAATGCTGGACAACATCGCTCAGAGAGTGGCAACAGAAGCCAAGAAGGGTGCGCCTGTCAGAACAGGTGCGCTAAGGCGGTCAATCAGAGTCAAGCGTGTCAATCAGTTCAGACGAATCGTTGAGGCT